CCATCGCACGTCTAGCACCTACTTTTTCTTTCTCAAGAAGGGAAAGGACTTCTTTTTCATCTAAATCTATTAATACTTCATTCAGCTTTCGCCAACTTAACATCTTAATTCCTCGATTGCTATTTCTGATAAGGTGCATTTCTCCTGCAAGACAGAGTAGATGCGTTCATCTATCGTTTTATCGGTCAGCATGACGTAGCACCACACTTCCCGCTTTTGACCACTCCTATGAATACGCCCTATTGCCTGTTCGTACAGCTCCAGTGACCACGGTAGTGATAAGAACACTATCTTATTGCCATGATGCTGGAGATTTAGGCCATGCCCTGCGCTTTTAGGGTGCGCCAACAACAACTCAATCTGCCCCGTATTCCAACGCTCAACAGCGTTATGGTCATCTAAAGTCTGCGCGTGGGGGTATCTGCGCTTCAGTTCTGCTAACTCCTCCTTGTAGGTGTAAAAAATCATTGTACAATCTCTCTGATTTTCTGCAAGTAATTCTTCTAACCTATCGAATTTATGACTGGAAAACCAAATCGATTCAGTAGATGAATCATACTTTCCCGGAGTCTTAGCAGGCGTAGTAGTCGTATGGTACACAAAGCCTGAACTCATTTGTTGCAGTTTGGTTGTTACGACTGCCGAATTAACCGCAACAGCTGTCACGCTAGGGAATTTCACTACAAAATCTTTCTTCATAGTATTATAGTGTTCCATATCCATCTGGCACTTAATCTCAACCATGTGCAAAGGTGGCATCAGATCAGCATAATCTCCTGCATCCAACAGATAGGTAGCTGGTTTGATAGTTTTCATAATTTTAGGTAAGGAATCAGGACGTGCAGCCCATTCACCATAATCACGATTCATCAGAACAAAATACTGTTGTAGGAAAGCGTTTTTGCTTCTGCCTAGCAATGTTTGGTCTACTACTTTACATTGCCCAAACACATCTTCTAAACCATTGCTAGTAAACGATCCGGTCAAGCCCCAACGTATCTTGAACAGGTCAATCACTTTGAACAACGCTTTAAAGCGTGAGCCAGAAGGGTTCTTTAAACGTGTCAGTTCATCGAAAACAATCCCGTCAAATTTCAACAACTCCGGATGTTCACGGCAAAGCCATAACAGATTGTCGTAATTCGTTACGATGACATTAGCGTTGCACTTAAAAGCGTCCAGTCTGTTCTTGGCTGTACCAACCGCCACTTCAATGTACAGATTAGGCGACCATTTAAGCCCTTCCTGCCTCCAAACGTCTGTACATACACGTTTAGGTGCAAGCACTAGGAATCGCTTAACATGCCCATCCTGTATCATCGCCTGCATAGCTGTTAGAGTGATGGCCGTCTTGCCAGCACCAACTGGCGCAAGGATCATCGCTCGATCACGGCTATACAGAAAGTCAGCAGCTTCATCCTGATACGGTCTTAAAACCATTGACTTCTCCAGTTCCAGTAGGCTTTACACGGAGTGCTTCCGTAGCCCTTAATCTCGTAAGGCCCTCGGCATATCCAACCATCGCCTACACGTTTAAGTCTAGGTTTAATGCTCGAATTCATGCGCGTTACGCCAATCTATAAATAAAGTACATTCCAGTTCTTTAAGTTCTTTTTTAAAATCACCATGCCAAAAAAAGTCTTTGGTGTCTATCTCAATACTTAGATAACGAGCGCAATCTTGTTTCTTATCGCAGTTGCTACCAAGACAACGGGCGTTTTCATTAGGTAGTGGATATTTCATTCCCCACCTCCAAAGCCGTGTGCTTTACGTTGTTTAATAGCTATAGCTTCTAATCTTTTTTGTTCGTTGCTTAAAGGCTCACCTCCAATGCCGTGCATCTTCTCTGCAAACTTAACACCCGCCCAATAACTTTCAGCATCCAAGTCAGCATCATTAATTCTAAAGCCATATGATATTTCTTCACGAGTTAAAGGCTTTTGCTCAGGTTGGTTTAAAAATGTTTCTGTTTCTTCTTTCACAGTATGATATTCTGTAATATCTGAGTGTCTAGATACCCATCTCTGCAACAACTCTCTTTCTTTACTCATTCCTCACCTCCAATACCGTGCATCTCTTCTGCATACTTAATGCCTTTTACAAAAGCATCTCTCGTAACATTAAGCTGGGATTGATTACCCACGCTTATTTGTTGTGGTGTCAAAGGCTTACGTTTTGGTGGTGCGATGTAGAGGGGTCTTATATTAAATGGTTGCTTTATCTCGCCTTTAAATGGTTTTTCACTCCCACAATATGCTTGTGTTGACTCAAGGTCATTCTCGTACCACTCATACATCCAAGCAACAGGCTCTACCATATTCCCGACATCAACAATATGCTCACGATTACTTTTAACCTTATCTATTAAACCTTCTACCGTAACATCTGACACAGGTGACTCTACAGCCAGCTTCATCCGTTCTAAGTCAAAGTTGACAGGCTCTGGCTCAGGTTGGGCGAGGAGTTCTTCAGCGTCTGCTATTAATAAAAGCCAATCACTATATGTCATTTGAGAACTACATAATTTCTCAATCATCTCTCTTTCTTTACTCATTACCACCTCCAATGCCATGTGCTTTTTCTACTCTTCTTATCCATCTAATGACGTATCTGACTTGATGATCGTCCATATTTTCAACAACCCCTTCTTTATCAAGAGCATATATAACATCTTCTGTTAAGGGTTTGGGTGGTGCAAACTCATTGACCCCTTGTCTAAACCCTTTCCCATACCATTCAATCTTTGTTTCTGCTAAAAGAGGCTCAGGCTCTGGCTCAGGTTGGGCGAGGAGTTCTTTTAGTTCGTAAATAAAATGGGCAGGTATCCTAGACTCGCTATGGCTTGATATTCTTCTTAACAACTCTCTTTCTTTACTCATCATCTACTCCAGTTATACCGTGTGCTTTTTCTGCATCTTTAATTCCTTTTCTATATGCAAGAAACCCAATATACTCAGCTTCTTCATATAGCGTGAACACATCCAAATCATTCAAAGGCTCACGTTTTAAATCCAGCTCTGCTTGTGCATAGCCTTCTTGATAAAACACTCGATTGCTTTTAACCTGCTGCTCAGGTTTGGCGAGTAGTTCTTGTATATACTGCTCCCAATCCTCAAATAAATTTGAATCAAATATTCCTGATACTAAAATCCTCTCTAACAACTCTCTTTCTTTACTCATTTCCTACCTCCAATAGTAATATGATCGCCCACTCTTGGAGGCGTTTCCCCTGTCATTTTCAGCCAGTAGTCCAATAAGTTAATGGCTTCCTGCCATCCTGCTGGTGGTCTTTTGGTTTCCTGTTTGACACATGACAGGGTGCTTACTGCGGTATCGGTCTTTCTAGCCAGTTCTGCCAGGCTAACCCCTTTTCCATATAGCACCTGAATCATCAAGGCAAAGTCTATATCCCTAGCCATTTTTAGACCTCCCGTCCATCATTCTGCGTCTAGCTTCATCGCAGTACAATTCCATGTCCTTACTGCGGTGCATGAACTGGACGATCTGTGCAGACATTCCGGTAATCTTAATAACCGGACGTTTGTACATGAACGCGCACATTTCTCTTATGTACGGTAGCCAATCCATGATCTCAGCGCGGTTGTAAAGGACTGTTCCGTCCATGTGAGTGCCAGTATGCTTAGGCATACAGTAACGCGCGTCTTTGACGATCTTGTCGAGCGTTAGCGCCTTAATGCCGATCAGCGTTAGTATTTCTTTCTTGGCGATGTTAGCTTGAGCAATAGGTCGGATACCAGCTACACTTAAGCGCGTATTCAGACGTTTCAATCGGACACGCTCATTGATAGCGATCCGATTCTTGTCGTAGTAGGCAAAGCTTCTTTGCCGTTGAAGTTCTTGTGCGGTCATACCATAACCTCTTTAAAAGCCTTAGTTCTAGCTGATGCTGTGGTTAAGCCGTTCATGCGTTTGTAGCGGCTGACTAAGTAATCAAATTCATCTTCCTGCTTGTCAGTCGGACGTTTAAGTCTTGCTTTTACTACTTGTTCGTACAACCAATCTATATCTTGATCTATCATTTCATTATCCTAAATGTGAGTCCCCAAATACTCTAAAGCCCAGTTATCAATCTGTTCGACTGTCCAAAGACAGGCGTAGTTTTGGTTAAGCCTTATCATTTCTTGTGCAAATAGTTTTTGTAATTCTGATAATCTACCTCCTTTTGTTTTTAATTCCACAAACCAACATTTTCCATCTGCCAAACAAGCAATTCGATCTGCTACGCCTCGCTGAGTAGGTGAAGTAAACTTGAAGGTCTTGCCTCCGTGTACGTCAACTACCCATTTGAAATGCTTTTCAATGTCACGTTCTAACATTCCGCGCCCCATTGCATTGCCATTGCGTCTGCTATTCCTTGGAATGTCATTGCTCTGTTTTTTTGCCTATCTTTTCCAC